AATGACCATTGGCGCTTACAAGTTCCACTGTACCCCAAAACAAAACATATTAAACGCGAACTAGAGAAAATAGCAGAGATGTGTAATCTGCACTATCTAGAGTCGCGTGAGTTTGTGCTACTAGAGCGCAAGAATATGCAGGTTAGAAACCCTATATCACAGTTATACCGTGATTTGAAAATGCCTAGTCATTTACGTAATGTAGGAACTGATCCTACAGTGCAGCGGCATATTCCTAAAGCGATTATGGGTGAGTGTAACGAGAACCTAAAGGTATTTCTAGAAGCCTTGTTTGCTCAATTCGCGCAGATTAGTAAAAAGTCTATTACAATAGATACCCGCGAACCACGATTTGCACGTAACTTGCAAGAAATCCTATTACGCTTTGGAATTGAAAGCACAATAAGTGCTACTATAGTAGCGCTCTATGATGCGCGTGCTATCTACAGGTTCTTTAACGCCTTTACGCTTCCTGGCATTAGCGTAACAGATAATGCTTTGCCACCTGCATCACATGATCCTAGTCCATTATACAGGTACGAGCGCATTAAAAGCATTGAGCAAACATACTTAATGCAGACGTATGCTATCTATGTACACGATTGGCATAACTACATTAGCGATCATTGTATTGTGCATAATAGTTTAGTGCTTGAAGATAAGATTATCTACCAAACGCTTAACCAAGATATATTGTTCCCTGAGACAAAAGAGTCACTATTGGCAACGGCTAATCAGGCGCAACTAGAACCTGTGCAGGGACGTTTAATTACACGCTTTACGGCTAGTCCTATTCTAAAAGAGTTCCTACAGAATCGCATTAACCGCTCTTTAGGTGTGTTTGATTTCCGCTTTAATGATGTGCAGTATTTACTACGCACGCGCATTGCGGGTACAAGTAACGTGAATAACCTCGTGGGTTTACATATCCCGCGCATTGCAATAGACGAGGGCCAGTTATTTACCCGCGCTGCATACACTCAGCTTTTACCGGCGCTCAATACGTGGGAGGAAAAAACACAGATATTTATTTGTGGTGTGCCGAATGGCCTAACCAATAGCACTCTATACCTAGCAGACGTAAAGTTAGCACGGTATAAGCGATATAGTGTTGCGGCGCATAATAACCCTTATTACTCACAAGATGACGATCTAGATAATATCAAGCGTTATGGCGGGGTAGAGTCTGATGATTATCAACAGATGGTACTTGGAAAACATGGTCAAGCGGCATTCAGCGTCATAACCCGCGATCAAATTACACAAGAGTCATACGATTTTACAATCTATCGCTATACAGGCTCAGAAGCCATACGCGGTATACCATATGGGGACGTATTGGAGCGCCCCAAACTGGAAGGGTATACCGCATTGGTTGTGGGTATGGATACAGGTTATGTAGACCCTACGATTATTTGTATTGCAGGGCGCACACCACAAGGGCAATGGAAACATTTAATTAGGTATGAGTTGCGGCGCATAGATTATCCAAAGCAAGAAGAAATCTTAACATGGCTTGATGATACATACCACTTTGATAAGATAGGTTTGGATATTGGAGCGGGTGGTACAAACATTCTTCATAGCCTACTTTACCGGCCAGAGTATAGCGCCCGTAAGTATGCAGATCGCGTTATACCTGTACAGTTTGGTGAGCGCGTAGCAGTAGGGTATGGTTCTGATGGTAAAGAGTTGACGCAAACCACGAAAACATTAGGCGCAACGCTACTAGTTCAACTCTTACAGCAAAAAACCCTCGTGTTGTCTGAGGTAGATCAAGAGTGTGTAAGTGAGATGGAGCGTATTACAAAGTTACGATCTATCAATGGCGATGATAGATACTATATCCTAAATGAGAAGGGTTCAGGCGCAAGCCCGAACGATCATATTTTCGCCGCATTTATTTGTTTCGCTATTGCTATTCGAGACATGTCATTCCTTAAAAAGAAGCATAAGCGTTTGGGCCGTAGTGCAGGAAAGTATTAAATGACAGAACAGACAAAGCCTAGCATAAAACTTGCTAAGGCTTCTTTAATTTACAATGCAGTTCCTAACATTTTACCAGGACTTGCACAAGATCATGTAGGCGCAAATCAACTACCCTACCGGGAAAGTGTACGTCTGTGCAGGTTCTTTTATCGGCGCGATCCGATTGCAAGTACCGTTGTCAATCGCATGGCTGAAATCTCGGCTACACAGATTCGTAATAGACGTAAGAGCCAATATAGCGCGGGTGAGATTGCAGACGAGGTACTAGAGGTATTTAACACTGTAGCGCGGCGCATTCAAACCGCGATACCTGCTATTGTATTGTCGTATTTGATTGACGGCATGGCAGTTCCACAGTATGAGATTGTCAAGGTTATGGGCAGTCGCGCTAGTGATAAACTAGGCCGCACACGATACTTTCTCCCTGATAGGGTATGGATGCGTAATCCTGAGAATATCACATTACGTAAAACATTTAACGGGGGTACACGCCGCGCATATCTAGAGATACCTAGTGATGATCTCTACTTTATTAAGAATAAAGGTGTTTGGCTAAACGGTACCAAAGATACACAGGCGTATGATGATATTGTAAAAGCATTTCCTGAGTATGTGGCGCGGATACAAGCGGGCGAACGAACGGTACCATTTAATGATTTTATTATTTATCGTAAGTTGCTCCCGTGGAATGAATATCCAATCCCGTATCTAGAGCCTGCACTAGATCCTCTAGACCATAAACGCTATCTAAAGGCAATGGATAGAAGTATTGCATCACGCGCTATCGAGTCATTTAGGCATGTGAAAGTTGGTAGTGATGAATACCCGGCAGACGAGGATGATATACAGGCAACACAAGATGCATTAAGTCAGAAGTCTAGTGTTGAGCGCGTGTATAATCTCTTTACAAACCATACGGTAGAAATATCGTGGGTAGTTCCTCCAATGGATGTACTACTAGATGCGTCTAAGTATGTTGAGGCAAACGCTGATATATTCTTTGCGCTAGGTTTCCCGCGCATTCTTACGGTTGGTGAAACTGAAAAGAGTAACAGCGCCGATAATAAGATTGCGTCATTAGGTGTATTGTCGGCGCTAAGACAGGTACAAGCCGATATTTTAGAATGGGTAAAAGAAGTCTATGCGCGGGTAGCACTTGAAAATGGGTTCTCACGAGTTCCTACACCTTATTTTACAGCCATTAGTTTAGCAGATACTACGCAACTCATTCAGTATGCGCGAGATATGATTGAATCGAACGTCATTAGCCACGATACAGCAGCCGCATTCTATGGTACTGATTGGGAAACAGAACTAGATCAGCTACGCTACGAAAACAAACAGATTGGGATGTTAGCACCAGATGATACAACTACAGAACAAAGCAACAATCCTAGCGCCGGGTCAAGGTTACGACCTGAGACAGAACAATCCACAAGCATTTAGTATTATTATTCATTCTACCAATGGCAATAAAGGAAGCCGTTACGAGAATGAAGTAGCTTTTTTACTCAACTCTAGAGCCGTAAGCGCCCATTATCTTATTGCAAAGGATGGGCGCATTACACAGTTTTTTGATCAAATCGCTAAATACCGCGCATGGCATTCAGGCAACGTCATTGCGCCACAATATAATAACAATAATTCAATTGGGGTTGAATGCCACTTTACACCGGGCGAGTCAGTATATCTCCCTGATATGCAAGCGGCACTAGATACCCTCGTAAAACAGTTACAAAAGCAATTTACTATTACTGATATTGAGACACACCGCGCCATAGCAACCCCCAAAGGGCGCAAGATTGATCCTTCACATATCAGCGATACTGATTTTTATATATGGAAGCGACGTATTATGGCAGGTTTAAAGATTCGTAGTGGTGTCAATGTTCCCTATGCGCGATTATTGCAGGTTCTTACAAGCCGCAAAGTAAAGAATGCAGAATCTATTGCAGCGGCATATACCACATATGGCGAACTAACAGGTATTGGTAACGTGTACCCATTCGCACAATGGGCGCATGAGACAGGATGGGGTACAAGCCCACGTTGGCTACAGGCGAATAATCCTGCCGGATTAGGCGCAACAAACGACGGTGCATGGGGTGGTGTCTTTGCTACTATTTCAGAAGGTATAGCCGCGCAATACGCGCATCTACTAGCATATAGTTCTTCCCCCGGAGAGAATAACAAACTCATTGAGAACCTAGCGTTAGCAAGCCCGCGTTATGCTCCAATGGTGCATAAGTTTGGGCGCGGAAATGCCGTGTATTGGGTAGACCTTAACGGCAGATGGGCATTTCCCGGCCTAACATATTCAAATGCAATCGAACGGATCGGCGCTACACTGCTATGACACCTATTGAGATCGCAGGTATTATTGCAACGCTGATAACCTCAATTGTGGCGGCATATTTGGGCTACAGACAGCACCAATTAACGCAGAGTGTTGAGAAAAGTAAAGAAACTAATACACAAGAGCGCGAGTTTATAGACGATCTTATTGCGCGGGTGGATAAGTTAGAAGAACGCGCCGATAAACTAGGGGATAAAGTATCAGAAACAGCAAGGGCAGCCGAC